TACTTGTAGGTGTACTTACAAGCGAGTTTGACGGTGTGCGAAATTTCAGTGAACTGTATGGTTTTACAGAGATATTGCCCGGACGAATTACAACTGATAGAATTGTTTCGCAAAACGGATTGACTTATTTCGATTTGGAAAATGGTGAGATTGGTGGAAAGATTTCTTTTAGGTCGACAAGTGGGAATTATACCGAAGTTGGCGAGGGGATTGCAAATGCGGTGGAAAATATCAAACAATCAAGTCGTAACTACCTACAACAATCAAGAACTGATTCACTTGCTGGTTGGCGCACGACTGATGTTGGTGGAACTGCGACATTGGTTTCAGATTCAATTTATGGAAATGTTGTTGAGTACTCACGTCCGCAAGGAGGTGGCGACTTTATGAAGCAATTTGGAATTGATGTTTCATCACTTAAAAATATAGACATAGTTTATTACTGTATTGCTAAAAAAATAAGCTCTGATGGCGATTGGAATTTTGGCGGATGGAATGAAACATTTACGATGTTAAATTCAAATTGTCAGACTAAAGATTTGGGCAATGGATGGACAATGTATTATGTTACTTTTTTGGCAGGTAACACAATAGGGTCGAGCGGTGTCTTTGGTATAAATTCAGTTGGTGGAACTTGGCGTTTTCATTCGTTTGGAGTTTGTAAAGGAAATACCCCTCCTACTGATTGGAGTGCTGCTCCCGAAGATATTGCAGCGCAAATTGCAGAAAACAAAAGCTATGTTGATGAAATAAAAGGAGATTTACAAAGTCAGATTGATGGCAATATAACTTCATGGTTTTATGATTACGAACCAACACTTTTGAATGAGCCTACATCTAATTGGTCTGTTTTGGACGAGCCAAATAATAATTCTATAAGGGAAATTCATCTTGGAGATTTGTTTTATTGGACATCAAAAGGTTTTGCCTACCGATTTCAAAAAGTTGGACTTGTATATTCTTGGACACGAATTTCGGACACTGATGTTACAAAGGCTTTGGCAGATGCAGCAGTAGCGAAAGATACAGCAGACAAAAAGCGTCAAGTGTTTTCCATTCAGCCAACAACTGAACAATTTTATGATGTTGGTGACTTGTGGGTAAATGCCACCGTGGGAAGCTATGTAAACGACTTGCTTAGATGCAATACTGCAAAGGTTGCAAATACAGCTTTTAATATTAGTCATTGGGAAAAGGCTTCAAAATACACTGATGATACTGCCTTTAACAATATGGCTATTGGTGGACGTAATTATATTCAAAATAGTTCATTTGAATTTGACTATGGTTCAATTGTATCGAATAGAGCTAATTTGATATTAGAAGAAACTACTGGAAATAACAGTAGTAAGGCGATTGGCATTTACAGACCTGTAAGTGGAGATGGATATATATTAATGAGATTCAATTCTGTGCCTGCTGGTACTTATATGTTTTCTTTAGATATAAAGAGCAATCTACCAGACAAGCAACTTATGTCTCCAATCAATATTGGAATTGATTCTAATTGGGGTTTATCCGTATTGCCGACACCAGAAATCATCCCTACAGTATGGACAAGATGTGGTGTTGAAGTGATAGTGCCATATACTGCCGAGCTGTTAGTTCTTGTAAGACCAAACGCAAGTATCTCACATGGGACGATATACTATGATAATTTTATGCTTGAAAGGAGTACGAAAATAAATGATTGGAAGCCATCACAAGAGGACATTGATGCAAGTATCGCCATTGCCAAAAAAGCTGGCGATGATGCAAATGAAATGCTTGGAATAATTGCTAATGATGATAAGATTGACCCATCTGAAAAACAAAGGCTTAAAAAAGAGTTTGACATTATTGATAGCGAACAGGATTATTTGGCAGACCAGGCAAGTAGTTTTGGTGTTGATTTTGGTACTTTGCAAACTAAAAAAGATTATTTGTATAGCTTTATTGGCACCAACTTAAACAACCTAAATACTACGTGGGATTTGGGTGCTGGTGGTGGTGCTACAATGAGGGCTAAGTTTGTGGACTATTACAACGCAAGAACCAATCTACTTAACGCAATTGCAACAGCAGCTAAACAGTCTGGAATTGATGCAGCTAACAATATCGTAGTTGGTGGTAGGAATCTGATATTAAATTCAGATGTAGATGTAGCTTTGGATGCTGGTGAGACAGGATTTTTCATTTGGCTACCACTGTCTGAAAATTTGGTTGTAGGAGAGACTTACATTTTGAGTGCAAAAATAGCTGAGGGAGATTATGAGGCATTTAATTTGTCAGACAATGTAAATGATTATGCAAATGGTTATCAGATTCCATTGAACACTCCATTTGTGGCTCAACATGCGTCTAAATCAATTAGAAGTTACCATGCTGCGTGGATGGATTATGGTCATCTTGCTAAAATTCAACTTGAGAAAGGTAATAAGGCAACCGATTACAAAACATCTCCTGAAGACATACAAAAGCAAATAGATGATGTTGTGAGTGATGATGTATTAACGCCTAATGATAAGAGAGTAATTCAAAGAGAGCAAAATAGTGTTACTACTAAATATTATTCTGCCGATGACAAAGCAGTTTCTCTTAATATTGATTCATTGTATCCTACGCAATATAATGCAATGGACAGTGCCATACAGTCTTTGAATAGTTATATTAATCCTTTTCTACAGGATATGACTACCAATTCTAGTGTAGATGGTCAAACAATATCGTCAAAATTCATAGCTTGCAACAATGCAATTACATCCGTTTTGACTTTGTGCGAAACTACTCAAAAAACGAAAAACGACAATTTTGAAAACATGGTAGTCGGTGGCGAAAACTTAATTTCAGATAGCTATATCAATGAGAATAGTCACATATATGGTTTTGCTATCAGGACTTTCAATGTGGTGGCTGGTAGAAGCTACGTATTTCAAGTAACTGGAAATTTAGACCAAATAGCCGTAAATAATGGTAGGTATGGAGCTATTCACGTATGGAGGAATGATTGGAGTTATCAGCCTGTACATATCTATTTTTATACGGTAAATTCAGAGACTAAATATGTGGTATTTACGGCAGTGGCTACAGAAGTGCTGTATTGCGGGGCATTTTTGTACGAAGCTAATGCGAGTGATGCGTATGGTAGGCTGTACATCAATAACTACTCTCTCCAAGAGGGCAACCGCCCAACGAACTGGAAACCTGCAACGAAGTATTTGACGGATGCCATGAAAAGTGAAAGTGCTTCAACCGATGGGGGTTTGTGGGCCACTACTCTATTGTTGCTAAAAGATACGGCAGGTGCAATAAGAGGTGGATTTAGCGGATTGGCTAATGATTTAGTAGGAATGTGGACTGGTGGCACGTATGAAGAAGCATTGAATTCGGTAGCAACACCAAACTTAGTGGCTTCCATTTTTAGAAAAGATGGTACTGGACATGTTGGCTACGGCAGTATACTTTGGAATTCGGCTAAACAGTTAATTATTAATACTCAAAATTTCAAATTAAGTGCTAATGGCGATGTTGAATTAAAAGGAATGTTGACCCGAAAGGTTAATCAATATGTTGTTGATACCAATAATTACATGGTTGTACCCGACGACCCTACCAATTCGTTCAAAATAAAAAGAGTTACAATAACAGGTGGCCCAAAAATATACTTTCCTCATGTTGGTGAGATTGGAAATGTAAATTGGGTAGATGGCTCTGAGTTGAATATATGGATAGATAACAAGTATAACTCATCAGGTTCAACAATAACATCAAATTCAAATTTAGAGGATATTTATGTGTACATACCTATACCTTTTAAAAGTAGATATAGCGTACAAAACCAAAGTGATTATGGTGATGGTTTAGAATATCCAACTTTTAATGTAACAACTAAATCAATAGCTATTATTTGTGCGATTTACTTTAGCGGTACGTTTTATGTAACATCACATTATTCAGTATAAAAAAAAAGTATAGAAATTCCATTTTTATGTTAATGTAATAAATAATATAACTAACTAACTAACATTTTTTTGAGTAAAAGTATTATCTTTGTGCGTATAATACAAACAAACATACATATATACATATAAATATACACCTGTATATATTTGATTATCAATCAAAATGTAACATCATGGGAACTTCAAAGACAAATTCAAACCAAACAGATACTAAATCTAATTTCAAACTAACTCCTAACGGAAATCGTCTTTATGAATTTACAAAGGTTTCGGACGAAGATGTGGCTAAATTACGTGTAAAAATACATGCTTACCTCGTTTGAACACTATAAATATAGACTTGTAAAACATTTCAATTCAGTTGGGGACAAACCTAAAAGGAGGTTGTATTCCTTTAAATCTACTAAATCCAATCAGACTTATCATGTTTGGGTAGAGTGCTATCCAATGAATTTTTATGGAATAAAGTTTCATTTAAAATCACATTCTGAAAGCGAATTGAAATATAATGTGCTAACAAATTTAAAAGAGGCACGCCCAGTAATATTTACGTGCATAAAAATAATGTTAGATATTCACAGGGAGATAGACAACTCTTCTTTTGGATTTATTGGGTCAGGCTCTATCGGTACATTGATTAAAAAATCAAAGACTGGAGAGCTTATTAAAGTAGATATTGATGAGGATGATTTTAATACTAAGAGGTATAGGCGATACAAACAAATAATGATTACATACATTTCAAGAGCAGTGTTTGAACATGTTGAAAACATAGATAAGAGCGCCTATATGCTTATACGAAAATCCGAGCTTGAAAAAGACCCAAATTTAATTGATAAAATAAACATGTATTTTTCAGACACTTATAATAACTTTGATTAAAAAACATAAAAAACGCCCACCTTGTAAAGATGGGCGTTTTTTATGTTTTAATTGTTTGGCAAAGATAAATAAAAGTAGTTACTATTAGCAAATTTCTCTTTGAAAATCTGTTTTAATAGAAAAACAATTCATTTCGTGTTTATATAAACCCAATGCTATTGCCTCATTAATTTTATAATTACTTGATAATGTTTTAATTTTACTTTGAATAGCATAAGGGTTAATTGCAGACATTGATTTCATAAACGCTTTCCAAATATCATTTGGAATCAAAGCGTTTTGTGCATAAACATTGGCTTCTGTTTCTATTTCAGAATGGAATCCATCAATGTTTACTAACTCTTGACTGTTATTTTTTGATAAATGATTTACAATATGTGCTAATTCGTGCATGATACAAAATGCAAAATTGTCGATATTTTTCATTCTAATTGTCAGTACAATTGTTGGGTTTTCTCCATGCCAAAATGATAATCCATCTACTGGCATTTTATCAAATTTTCCAAGTATCAAAAATTTAACTCCATAATTATTTAGAACTTCAGTAACATTTTTTATTGTGTCTGTATTTTTGTAAAATATGGCATTAAGTTCTTCGATAATTTTAGTTTCATTATCCGAATTAAATGGTGATGATAAGTTTATTTTATTTGATTCCCAAATTGCAAGATTTTTCCAGCCAAACAAATTAACAGGAAATGTTTCAAGTTTCTCTGATTTTTTATACAATGCAATATTTGGCTCATTAGAGTACGAATTTATTAATTCATCCACAGTAGAAACTCTGAAAATTTCCCAAATTTTATTTATTGATTCAGAAAGATTATCATTGATGACACCTAACTTTCTGAAAATTTTAACTGGTACAAATTCGGATACCACTTCCCATATTGCAATCTCTTTCTTTTTTCTCACTACCTTTTCATTGATATTTGCCAAATCAATTTCGTACTGTGTTTGCAAATTCATCCAAAAAGTAGCAGGAGTTTCCAAAACAGATTCTAACAAAACTGCTAATTCTGCTGATATATTTCTTTTACCCTTAATAATATCATTGATAACAGATGCTGGCATATCTGTAATAAGAGATAGTTCTTTTTGAGACATTCCACGATCTTTCAACTCATCTTTAAGTAATTCGCCTGGATGAGTTGCAGTAAATGGAATAAGTTGGTTTATATTGGTTTTAGTCGTCATAGTGTTTTGATATTTCAAGTATTGATACCTCTGTTATAATTAATGAATCGCCTAAAGGAGAGCTTTGAAAAAGTAAGCGATATTGTTCATTTATCCATACGGCTTCAATATCTTTTAAATCACCGCTTTTCTTTTCGTAATTCAGGCTTTTAAATTTATACAAATCCTCAATCCTATTTGCTGCACGCAAATAATTTACAGCTTTAATAAATTGCTTTATAACCTGTGGTTGAAGTTTTTTATACTTCTTATTGGAGGTTTTTCCATTTGTGAACAATTCCTCTAATGCTGAATCTTCAAATTTTATATTCATTACATGGCTTTAAATTTTGTACAAAGATAATACAGTTTATAAAAAACGAATAAAAAAACGAATAAAAATTATCAATTTTGATAATTTTTATTGATTGAATTCAAAAATTGCTAAAATGGATAAAATAAGCCCCACCCTAAAACGGTGGGGCTTTTTTTGTGCATAAAAATTGAGCCTTTGGCTTTTTTTTATTCTTTTGGTGATTATATTGTAATCATTTTGATTATTTTTGTAGAAAAATTATTTGAAGTAAAGTTGTATGGAAATATATGTAAATTTTATAAAGCCGATGTTGCTTTTATTTGTATCAGTAATTATATCAATAGTAGCGCCAATACAGGATGTTTTGTGTGTACTTGGGCTTGGTTTTATAATCAATATTTTTACTGGCATAGTAACAGATATTCATGTGAATAAGAATGACTTCAATATTAAAAAAGCTTTTGATGCAATAGCGCAATTGATGTTTTACTCGGCTTTGATTTATTATGTACACAATTCACTAACGACTTTGCATTTTGAAGCTTTGGCAGCAAAGATAACTGTTTGGATAACGTTTGTAGTTTCCTATTACTATTTGGCAAATATATTGAGAAATGCCACAAAAGTATTCCCTAACAATGAAGCGATAAAACTAATGTACATGATTTTGACTACAAAAATATTTACTCGTATGCGCCACTATTTTAGGTTAAGTAAGGAGGATTTACACAAAAACGTTTAAAAAACACAAAATTAGCATGAAAAAAATTAGCATAAAAAAATTACTTTTCAAATTATCCAGCTGGTGGATGGCCGAAACTCCTGTGATGGCTCGTTTTCTGCAAACATTGGCGGGGGCACTTGGTGCAATTCCTACGTATTATGATAAACTACCCGCTGTTTTTCAGGCTGCAATTAAGCCCGAAGTAATTGGCTATGTATCGTTGGCGGGGCTTGTAACGGCTTTTGTACTACAGTTTTTTACTAAAAAAAAAACCAATTAAAAAAAAAATATGAGAATTTTAATAGATACAGGGCATGGTGAGGACACCAAAGGTAAACGCTCACCAGCGTGGAAAGATGGCTCACAACTTTTGGAGTGGAAATATACAAGGGAAATAGCTCTTGAAGTGGTGAAACAAATCAGAGCGCACGGACACGATGCAAGTCTGTTAGTTACTGAAGACAAAGACATTTCGCTTACTGAACGTTGTAGGCGGGTGAACAACATTGCCAAATCTGTAGGGCCTAAAAACTGTTTGCTGGTTTCCATCCATGTAAATGCAAGTGCAGAGGGTAAGGCGCAAGGGTGGGAAGTCCACACCTACACGGGGCAAAGTATTTCTGATGTTTACGCTACTATATTTTGGAAAGAGGCGGAAACTATTCTGGCAGGCAAAACAGCCAAAATGCGTGGCGACTGGGCGGACAAAGACCCTGATTTTGATAGTAATTTTGCTATGTTGAGAGACACTTTTTGTCCATCGGTGCTGACAGAAAATCTATTTATGGATAATGAAAAGGATTGCAAATTTCTGTTATCTGATTCTGGAAGAAAAGCGATAGTTGACATTCATGTGAACGGTATTTTGAAAATTATTAACGCTAACTAAAAAAACTACGACTATGATCTATTTTTTTAAAGCAGGCAATAGTTGGGTGTTGGGTTCGACCTCAAAATCTTTCATGCCTACTAAAACGTATTTCCCCAAATATAATGGGGAAACTATTGATTTGATTCCGGTAGATTACTACACAAGGATTGACCCTTATATTGGGTTGAAAGTTACCGATATTGCCAAAAATGCAGCTGGCGACAAATATGCCACGCTGGATGAGTTTATTACATCGGTAAAGGATTTCTTTGCCGAAAATCCAGATTGTTTGACCAAAAACATACAAGGTATGTGGCGACATGGTTTTGGGGGTTCGCAGCTGAACACCGATTACTTTGAAGTATTGCAAACGGGACCAGGGCAAACCGTGAGAGTAGGAAGTGTAAAACGTGATGGTACTTGGACACGCTCCACCACTACAGCCACTGCTACTGTTGTGGCACACGGATTGGTTACTGGCGATCTGATTACTATTTTGTACACTCCCGATGAACTTGCCATTATCTACTCTACCGTATTGGTAACAGTTACAGGTACAGATACATTTACATTCTCATGTTTAAATGCTGGTGTATCAAGTGGTGTGTTTAGTTACGGGCAAGATATTAGCAACTTACAACTATTGAGCGGTATAACGCCAAATAGCGAAACGGTTATCAAATCCGCTTGTACATTTACCGGTACTTTAGATATGACTTTTGGGCTACACATGAGCCAACGTATTGCCAACTGTGAGCTTACGGTAGGACTTTACGAAGTTTCGGAAAATGAAGTGGGTAGACCTTGCGCCATTAGCGGACAAATAGCCACAGTAACGGAAGATGCACACGGACACTTACCAGGGCAAGAATTGCAGATTCTAACAAGTAGTGATGCATCTATTCTCCCTACCAGCGTGAGAATTATTTCTACCACTGACAATACATTTACATTTGCATGTGTGGGAGGTGTTGGTGCTACTGCTACTATTACTTATTTCGCTTATAACTCTGCCATTGAACTAAAATTCAACGGTACAAGTACTACCAATGCCAGATTTTCAACTTTCCGCAATGTGTGGGATGCACCAGCACCAGTTACCGTAATTACTACTGCTGGTACACCAAACGAGTACAGATTGCAAGTAAAACGTGGTAACATAAGTTTTGGAGATTGGTCAGCAAATAGTACAACAGGTACTTCGCCACGTGGTGAGCGTAACAAGGAAATACCTGATGTTTTGGGAGCTAACTTTTACTTGTTTATTCGCCTAAAAAACTTAGCAACTGCACCAGCAAGTAATACTACTTGTACTTTCAGTTTTTTTGAGGTGAATCAAAACAATTCCGAAATGGTAGAAATTGCCAGTGCGGGTGTTAGTAGTTTGATGAATGCATTGCCAGTTGATTTGGTAAAGGCTGTAAATATATCCGTAGTTCCAGTAGATACTCATGGTGGTAGTGTAACTAAATTTATAAATACTGCTGGTGTTGCTCTTACGGCATGGGCGGCAACTACTACGGGTAAAATTTCACAAATTGTATTAGACCTTATTGGGCGTACAATTATGAAACCTTTTGCACCATCTGAGTTATGCTGGAGCACTGTGCCATTGGCTAATGGATTGGTAAATACTACCACGCCACTTGTAATCAAAGAGAGTGCGGGTGCTGGTTTGCGTAATTATGTGAACAATATCCAACTTAGTACCGGTACACTTGGAGCCGCTACGGAACTAGCTGTACGTGATGCGGATATTAGTGCTGGTTCTCAAACTATTTCCAGCAATACACTCACTACTGGCACACACGGTTTGTCAGTGGGCGATTTGGTACACGTTACAGCATCGGGCGTTACTGGTTTAACTGCTGGTCAAAGTTATTATGTGCTTACAGTGCCATCAAGTACTACGCTTACATTATCATCTACTCGTGGTGGTTCTACATTGGCTATAAGTGGTAGTTCAGTTACAGCCACATTGCACAAAGTGCTTTGGGCGGGAATACTAGGCACTGCCAATGCTCCGCAAAACATTCATTTTGACATTCCACTTAAAGGTACTGTGGCTACTGCTATGAGTATTCAAACTCGTACTGCTGTTACAGGTGGGGTGTATGTGAATGTGAATGGACATGTAGCACCGTAAAGCCCCCTAAATCCCCCGAAAGGGGGACTTAAAGACAAGAGCGACATATTTTTTTTAATTAATTTTGGTCGTCTTATAAATGAGACGACCAAAATTATAAACGTTTTAAAAATGAATAATATATTTATAATTTTATTGAAATACATATTTCTATTTGTAATAATAGCGTCAATAGGCTATGCAATTAAACAAACCTATTTCACACAAAAAGACGATCTGCTGAAAGACCAGCCAAGGACTATTCTGATTCAGAAACTGAACGAGGACAGTTTGAAAGCGATTCATTCATTACAGTTGCAATACCAAAAGGATAGCATTTTGAAAGTGGATTCATTGAGGTTGAAAGTTCAAAAGCGTTTGACTGAAAAATTTAGTGATGCTGTAAGGTTAGCAACCGAACGAGCAGACAGCGCAGAGGAACGCTACAACAGGCAAAAAACCATTGAGGGTTGCGATAGTACCATAATGCATAAAAACATCGTAATATGGTCAAAAGACAGCTTAATTAATAGCCTTGACATAGAGGCGCAAGAGTATTCCAGTTTGGCTTATACTTACCAATGTAAATACGCAATTGCACAGGAAGAGGTGGAATCAAAAAAAGACCTTATTGATTATTATAAAAATCTCAATACTGATTACAATTGCTTTTTGGAATGGAAATCAAGGCATAAATTTTGGGTTTGGCTTTTGAGGGTTAAATGTAGATAAAAAGGGTTATTTTTTTTAGTTTGCTTTCTATTTTGTTTTGTTTTGGAAGCCCCCGCCTGTGAAGGTCGGGGCTTTTTTTGTTAAATGTTTCGATATTTACGAAAATACTTATCATTTTATTTTGATAATGATATTAAAACTCGTATCTTTGTAGCGTGTTAATCAAATGGACATTTATTAAAAGGTCTATTGTCTAAAATGCCTAATTTACGTTTCATCGCACTGGTGTTATTACCACCAAATAATGCTGAATCACCCTTGCTACGTATGGTAGCAAATCCTTTATTGTCAACACCTCGTTCAAATATGTTTTTTGATAGTTCGGTTTCGGTAGCTGCCAATTTTTCACGAGCTTGCAACCGTTCCATCAATTGTATGCGCTCCTCCAGAATCTCTTGTTTGCGTGTCTGAATAGCAAAATAGCTTTGAGCAAAAGCTATTTGTTCTTTCTTAGGATCTCCGTTCTGGGCAATAAGGTAACAGGCGTAACGGGTAAGCATAATATCTTCTTGCTTACGTTCCGCACCCGATCCGATGGATACCATTTTGCTGACGTCAACAAAATGGTCTGAAACCGCTTCTCCACTAGTTTTGCAACTTTCTTTTGCTTTGTCAATAACGTTTACAAAATTTCTCCACTGGGCATATTCCAATAGTTCTTGCAGCTCACGAGCCAACCAATATTCTACTCCTTCCTGTTCGTATGCGGACTCTTCGAATGACTTGTTTAATTTGGTTATTGATGTTTTTTCCATATTTTTTTATACAAAATAGTGTTTTTAAATTTTTTCTATTCAATAATCACATTGTCTGTTTTTTGACAATTTGATGCAATAGTGACATTTCCCAGTCTTTTAAAGTGATTATCACATAATCACTCCAGCTTATTCCGTCCTAATAACCCCCAATACAATACTCAAACTGCGGATGTCCGTTTTGGGGATGGAGAATGCGGGGTAGTGCTCCTTGTTATCGCTCACGCACATTATGTAATCCTCACGCATGGAATCCTCAAAAATGCGTTTTACCATCACTCCCTGCGACCCATCTATAACATACACCTTGCCCCACTGAAAGAAAACTATCTCGCGTATTTTACGGCACGCCAGCAAATCCCCATTGCTGTACTTAGGGTACATGCTACTGCCACTCACCCGCACGATAAACTCCACGCCCATGGTGTCGAACTCCGGCACTATGTAACGCTCGCACTGCTCTATGCCTATGCCCTCGTTATCGTGACCATTATAACCTGCTATTGCCTCGAAAGGAATAATCGGTACGCCTAATTTGGAAGTGGGGGGAGAGGGGGGAGTTGCCACTTTTTCGCTGTTCAACATTTCGCCTTGACCAGTTAAAAGCCAGCCAGTATTTAAATATGGATATGTTAGAGATATTCTCTGTATTTTATCTGGTTGAATTGATTGTCTTATATTATTAACATAGCCATTAGATACATCAATACTTATTTCAAATTTTTTTTGGCTTATATTTATTTCTTTTAAAAACGCCACAAGTCTTTCTTTTACAGTAGATTCCATTATTATTTTGATTTTTAAATATGTATAAAAACAATTTAATATCTTAATTTATTTTAAAATATATTGCATAATGCTTGCATTTGCTCTATCTTTGCATTGTCTTAAATAAAACAACACACGAAACACAAAACAAAAAGCGCACAAATATACAAACAAAAACAGATAATAGGTTTAAAACAATATATTAAAAAGGAATGATTATGACAAAACCACAGTTGAAAACATACTACAAGCTCAAAATGGAGCGTAGGGACATGGCCATTTACACGGAGTACGAAAGGCTGATAAAGGAGGATGGCGCCATGCCGGGAGCGGTGGACGACTACCTGATGAAACGATACGACCTGCACACCCGCAGTAGTATATGGAATGCCCGCCGCAGAGGTGCACAGCTGCACAAACAGCAAGAAGAGAAAAACTAACCACATTTAAAAAACCCCCTAAAAAACAAAATTATGGAAACTACAACAATGAGCCCCGAGGCTAAAGAGGCTAGAAATGCGTATCAACGTGGGTACATGAAGAAGTACCGAAAAGAAAATCCAAATCATATCAATGAATTTTGGGAGCGTAAAGCTCAAAAGGCAAAAGAGCGTGAAACCACCACCACCGCCAACAGTGCCACGCCTATGGAAATAATGGTGGAGCGCATACATGCCAACGAAAAGATGATAAAAGCCATGCTTGCCGAAAACAAAAGGCTGATAAAGGAGCTGGCAAAAACTGCCAAGGAGCTGGCAAAATATCAGGTGGCAGAGAAAGAGGGAGCGGAGGTAGAAAAAAAATAAATTAAAAATAAAAATTGAAATAAAAATGGAAACAATGAATACAGAATCAATAGCAATCATTACTACAGCCATCAATGCAGGTATAATTATTTATCAATTATACAAAAAAGGCATATTAAGAAAAAAAGAACAGAGCAACACAAAAGTTAGTAGTAATACCAGGGTGTTTAAAAGAGGAGTGATTACAAAAAAAATAACAGCCTCTAGTGGTTATGAAATAATAGAGGCTGTTGAAATTTATTTTTTTAGTATTCTAATTTACAGTAAACAATGCTCTAATAAGAGTTTCTAATTGTAAATCATTAAGGTAATTGTGTACAATGATTCACGATACAATTTGTTGTCGGCTATCCAAATGCAATCTACTCTATCTGTAAAATTTGCTTCGGTTTCAGAATCCCATGTGAATTTTTTAATTACCATAACCGGAGTGATGATAGATTTTAATCTTACAACGTCTCCTACTTTAAAAATGCTTTCTGATTTCATAAACTTTTAATTTTTAATTATTTATATATAGAGAGTTATTAGTGATAGATGTAGTTAGGTTTTTAAAATTTGATTAAACAACATTTTTCATAAGTATTTTAAATTTAAATATTATCAATCATGCTATTAAAAAAAGTAACAAAACAATTCCAAGACGGCACAGAGATTATAACCCCTAGGATAGTAGAAGTAACAACATATTATTTTGTGGGTATTGCTTACCGAAAAGATACAAAAATAGATGTGCGTAATAGAATTGTTAAAAACACAAAAGGTGTTGTAAAGCCTAAAAAAAAAATAGGAATTGCAGTTATGAGTAAAGAAAATGAATTTTTAATAAATATAATTAGATATAGATCGCATGAAGAAGCATTACTATGCATTAAAAAACAGCAACTTAGAAGACTATTTATTAATCAGTCTCCAATTTGGCTAGATGTCGAATCAATTCATTCATCCGTTTTATCTCATTCTTGTGCTGTATGTTCCCAATCACTGTAAAAAGATTGCCAATGTCATCCTTACTTAAAAAAATATGCTCTGGGTTTACATGCTCCAATAGAGATTTTACAACAACATTGCAAGTTTCAATATCGCCATTTTTGCTGGAGTGTAGTATGCTTGAAAGCCTATAAAACAAGTAATTGTATTCTATCCTAGAAGTGTCATCTTTAAAATTCAGGTGATAATAAAAGTCAGAAAAAGCCATACTGTTTTGTGCAAGCACATTATTATTTAAATAAAGAATTTGTTTTTTAGAGGTCTCAATTTCTTTTGTTAACTCATTTAAATTGATGATCGAAAAAATTTGCCAGCCTAGCAAACATGTAACTAATACTGATAAAACAGTGATAAGTGCCGAGAATAAATTAAAATCCAATGGTTCGATTTCAAAAATAACCAGTACAATTGCAATTATAGATATGGCAATTGACATAAAGCTTAGAACAGCAACATTTTTCATGAGTTTTTTAAATTTTTTAAAATTTTACGCAACTAACTAACTAACTAACAAAGTGCAAATATACAAGAAAAAAACACACAAAAAACCGAATGTAGCATGAAACAGCAACCCCACAGCATGGCAATGAAACTGGAAAATCCTAAAATGGAATTGAGCAATATGACAATAGGTGGCAGTGTGGTAATACCAAGCTCACAAAAAAACTCCATAAGCACCACCATAGGCAGGGTAAAAGATAATTACCCGGAGCGTAACTACTCAGTGAAAAAACTAGATAAGCAAACATACATAGTAACCCGACAAAAAGACGATTTATAAAACAATGGAAGCACTACAAATATTCAGCTACAACAACACGCCTGTAACTTTTAAAAACGAAAATGGCGTAGTATTTATATCGGCAACGGAAATGGCTAAGCCGTTTGGAAAACTACCAAATGACTATTTGAGATTATCATCCACAAATGAATTAATTGAAGCCATTGCGAGAAAAAACCGTATTGATGATAATCAACTAGTTGCAACAATTAGAGGCGGAGTTAATCCTGGCACTTGGCTACACGAAGACATTGCCCTCGACTTTGCCCAATGGTTAAACATAGACTTCAAACTGTGGTGTAACGATCGCATTAAGGAACTGCTAAAACACGGTGTAACCTCTACCGAGAGCATGATGGAGCAAATGATATCCGACCCCGATGCCATGATAAACGCCCTAGTGGCCCTAAAGGCAGAGCGTGAAGCCAAAGCACGGTTACAGATGCAAAACGAACTACAGCAAAAGGAAATACGAGCCATATCCCCCAAAGCAGCGTATTACGACACAGTGATGCAAAGCACCGAAACATACGTTATCACTCGCATAGCTCAAGAACTTGGACTAACTGCCATAGCCATGAACAAAAAGCTGGCAGAACTAAAAATACAGCGTAAAGTGGACGGACAATGGGTGCTATACTCCAAATATGTAGGCAATGGATATACCAAGAGCCACACCACCACATTTACAAAAGCTGATGGCACTACCGGAACCAACACCCAAACCGTGTGGACGGAACATGGAAGAAGATTTTTACACGAAATACTAAAAGCCAACTAAGCCCCATTATGACTGCAACAAAACAAGAAATAAGAACCCTGGCCATAGAGATAGGGCGGGAGGTAGCCAAAAGCATAATAGCGGACATAGACAATGTGTACGAGCGATTGGCAAAAAAAGAAGCGCCTAAAAAAATGATAAGCCAAAATGAAGCTTTTAAGAAATACGGAAGAGCCAAAGTAAAACAGTGGTTTGACAATGGACAGATCAAGCGATTCATAAAGATGAACGGCAAGATGAACACTTTTGAATACAAAGTGGCAGACTTGGAGGCTTTATTGGACAAACAACAATTACTAAAAATGTGATGACACTAAAACAATTCAACACCTACTTTGAGGTAGACTTTACGCCCCAGCAAGCCGAAAACCTGATAGGTTACGCCATAATAGCCATAGTAACAATAACATTATTTGCCATTATATGAAACCAAAATGTGCCTTTAGTTACCCATGCTCGCACTGCTTGTACAACTTGTGCCATAACGATGACTACTGCTCCTATAAAATAACAACCACAGTAACCCCTACAAATGAAAATGATTAAAAATTTTATCTCCCTAAGCGGGAAAAAACGCCTGAAACACATCACTGCCAAAAAAGGGGTGTGCCACACTACGGATATATGTATTTTTCGAAATACGGATGATGCCATGATAGCGGTGGTACACAGGGACGACAGCGACAAATCAAAAGAGTTCCAACACCTCACCACCGACCAACGGCAAGAGCTGAACTATGTGCTACGGAACTTCGACAAAATATACTCCCGATTATGAAAGCCGTATTGATGGGAGTGATAACGGTGGTGGCTATCATTTTTGGGGTGGCAATGGTGATAAGTTTTGTGGTGCTGGTGGCTCACAATATATTTGGTAATAACTATGATCCCTTAAGAGAAAGGGATAAGTACAAAAAGGGGTGAGCACTTGAACGTACTGCCTCAGCAAATAAAAAGTTCTTTGACATACTGAAATGAACGACCCTTATGGTAGGGCGTAAACAAAAAACATACTCAACGGTGTACGTGTGGTGAAATGCCCGAACCGCAAAACAATGCTCTGGTGGCGATGCGTGGTGCAATGCCCAAACCACCAAAAAAAGGGGAAGTAAACGCATAAATAACTTTATAAATCAGAAACTTATAAAGGTGTTTTTTTTTGACAAGGAACATGGCGATGTGGTGGTTCGATTCCACCATTCCCCCCCAACCAATAAAAAAAAATGTAGGTGTACGCTGAACTGTTATCCTACTACGATTTCATGGCGTTGAAATCATTAAATAAATTCAATTAACAATTTTTTATTAACAAGCATTCTGCTATTGTTCTGCAAGAGTTGGTTCATAAAAAAGGTTGTGATAACTAAATTCTTATCCAATAAGTCAATTGAATGCTATTTAATATGTTGAAGCATGCCGACTACGGGTGGCGTAATTAACCAACGGTGGAAAACTTTTCTCAAATTCTGCGAAGCACAGTAGCAGAAACCGAGCGTGGGAACTACGAAAGTGCCTTAATTAAGACCAAAATAATACCTACAATATGATTACAATACAACCACTTTATACTTATGATAAGGTAGGCAGTTCCTGGAACATATACCAAATGACCTACATAGGCACTTCCAGCTATGGCGAAAAGGTAGATTGGTTCCCCACAAAACAAGAAGCCGAAACGGAAGTGTACAGGCTCAACGGATGGACCCCCAAAACAAGCAAAATAAAGTAAACTAAAACAGCAAAACAAAATGGAAACTAAAATTAATGACGAGGACATCAAGATTATCGAAACCACAGGAATTGATGTTTTTGAAGCCCAAGAGAGAGCATCAATAAACTCTCAGGTAGCCACCGCCAAACAGTACCCCCGCAACCTTAGGCGGGTGCTGGACAACAGTATAGTAATATCTACTATGAATGTGGCCACTGCTAAAACATGTAGATATGCCAAACCTGTGGGTGGTAAAATGATAAACGGGCCTAGTGTGCACCTAGCACGTATTATCTGCCAGCAGTACGGAAACATCAGAATCCAACAGCGCATTAAGTCAATCGACCACAAATCTATTGTTGCCGAAGCTGTAGCCTTTGACATGGAAACAAATTACGCAGTATGTGTAGAGGCTCGTAGGTCTATTTTAAAAAAGGATGGTACACGCTACGATGAATCAACAATAGAAACAAACGCCATGGCAATTATGGCCATTGCCGAAAGAAATGCCATTTTGAAAGTAATACCAAAATCATTAATAGATAGGGTTTACGATGAGGCATTCAAATTTGCACATGGCGACTTGAGTGATGCTACAAAACTTGTTAAGGAGCGAAATAGGATATTCAATGTGTTTAAAGACACTTACGCTTTGTTTGAGGCTGATGTAATAAAAATAATAGGCATCAACACCAAAGAGGCTGTAACAGCGGAGCATATAGCAGATTTGACAGGTATTCTGCTTTCCCTGAAAGACAAAGAGCTTACTGTGGAAATGCTAAAAGAACAGGCAAAACAGAAAAAGGATATTATTGAGAAGAAACAAGATTTAAAAGCAAACTCAACCCCTAAAACTGAAATGCCGTGAGTAAATATAAAAATTATACCCCCGAACAGCTGGAAGAACATCTTTCCAACTACCTGACTGAATCCTGGTCCTATTCCAAAGTATCAACGTTTGCCAGGAATGAAAAAGATTTTGAAATGTCGTACCTCTACAACATACGAGGTAAATCATCGGCTACCACAATAGCCGGACAAGCGTATCACAAGGCACTTGAAACATTCTTTTTGAACCTAAGAGAGGGAATTTCTACCGACATTGTGGCTTTGGAGGCTGTGGCCTTTGCATTCATTGATGATATTCCTGCAGATACTTGGAAACTTCAAAAAACAAATCAAACAGTAGCAGAATGCATACAGAGTGCCACAATGAGTACTTCAAAATTACTTAATAACTTCATGGGTGAGGTGGAAGTTTATCTATCGGAAATAAAAGAGGTGCTACAAGTGGAAGTAAAACTTGCATCGTGGGTTACTATCAATGGCGTGGAAATACCACTCCCGCTACACTTAATGATTGACTTGGTGGTTAAAACCAATGATGATAAAACGGTAATCATTGATCACAAGTCTAAAAGCAAATTCACGGATGATTCCGAATTGCGATTCACCATTGGTAAACAGGCAATATCCTATGTAAAAGGCTACGAAGAAGAAACAGGCGAAAGCATTGATGAAGTTTGGTTTGTCGAAAACAAGATACCAAAGAACAAAGACAAAACTCCCCAATTGATGTGCTTTAAATCTATTATGGACGATAGCACAAGGCGACTGTATGAAGCAATGATATACGAGCCACTAAGGCGTATGATACAAGCCGTGGGAGATCCTGATTATGTTTATCTGATTAACGATAACGACAATTTTACAGACAAAGCCGAACTGTATGACTTTTGGGCTAAAACAATGCTGGCAGAGATTAACGACTTTGATATTGCCGAGAAGAAAAAACCAATGATAGAGGAGCGGTTGCGGAAAATCAGAGACGTATCAATAGCAAGTATAACGCCTACTGTATTGAGAAACTTCAAAAAATTTACAGAACAATTTATCCCATACGATTTATCAAATAAAGATATGACCAATCAAGAAAAAATAGAACACGTACTGCGCTCTTTTGGAATAGTAACCAAAGTACAACACATCTTTGACGGATATTCCAGCAGTTCTTATCTGCTAGACATAAGCGCAGGTACTTCTATCAATGCAATAAACAAGTACAGGCTTGATATTGCCAATGCCTTAAATGTGCCAAACGTCCGTATTCAAAAAGACCTTTTGGTTTACGAGGGTAAATCTTATTTGGCCATAGAATCGGGCAAGAAAAGTACTTCTACTCTTGTGTGGGATAAATCTAAACTTGATGGTAGCAAAATTCCTATTGGTGTTGATAATTTCAATCAAATAGTGTATTGGGATATAAACAACCACTCCACACCCCACATGCTTGTATGCGGTGCCACAGGTTCGGGCAAGTCAGTATCATTGAAATCGACAATTGAATATGCTCTACAAGGAGTTTTCAACAAAATAGTGATAATGGATCCTAAGCATGAGTTTAAAGCTTACCAAAGTAGCAATGTAATAGTTGTGAACGAAATAGAAGACATTGAACTACAAATGATGATACTTGTAGAAGAAATGGAAGACAGGGTAAAAAATGGATTTTCGCAAAAAACGCTTGTGATATTTGACGAGTTTGCCGATGCTGTGGCTAATAGCCGAAAAGGAAACGAACTAAAACGCTATGACAACGTAACTTGTGGACACTACAAAACAGGTGAGCCGAAAATGAAGCGAGAATGTGTAGGTGTGGATAAATCATTAGAAGAAAATCTTCGCATTCTATTGCAAAAGGGCCGTTCGTCTGGCTTTAGAATAATTGCAGCAACACAGCGGGCTTCCACTAAAGTAATTACAGGCGATGCCAAAGTAAACTTCCCAGTGCAAATATGTTTCCGTGTGCCAAAGGATATTGATTCTATTGTAGTGATAGACGAACCAGGAGCGGAATCACTAAATGGGCGTGGCGATGGACTTATAAAATCGCCCGAATTTTTAAATGTGGTTAGATTTCAAGCATTTTATAAAGAGTAATCATGGAAACAAACAGAGTAACCATGGAAATAAACATAGAGGGAAAAAACACTATGGAAATTCTGGAAACTCCCACCGGAGTTACCATAGTGTTGAAAAGTAGTAAATCCGAAAAGCCAAAATTAAACGAACATTATTGGTATGTAGCATTCAATGCTATACGTGGTTTTTTTGAATGGGAAAACATTTGGTTTGATTCCGAAATGGATAATTGCCTGTTGGATGCAGGTAATTGCTTTAGCACTAAAGGTGAAGCCAATGAAATATCTACTGAGTTTAATATGAGATTAAAAGTTAGGCTAAAATGAGATACGCATTAACAATAGTGTGTTATGTTTTTAGTTAAATAATTGAAATTCAGCTAATTATCTCGTTTTTAAATTTGGTCAACTCCTTGAAAATCAGTATCTTTATAGATTAAACCACTAATTTATAAGATATGAT